ATTAAGATACTTAAACTGAAAGGAGATGAGTTCTGTGGTGATAGTATTGACCGCGAATGTGTGCGGGATTTGTTAATCTCAAAATATGGTCTGACCTTCCCAACTGCTCCCGTCTCACTTGCGTCTCACTGAGAACCCTGTCCACCACTGAACCAAAAACCTGATTTTTCTGCGATTTCACCTGACGGACCCCATAGATCATCTGTTGCAGTGAAATCAACAATTTTTTCCAAACTCTAAACAATCTAATGAAATTCGAAGTTAAACTCTATCAAGGCGGCAAAGTCTTCACTGAAGAAGTATATGCCAACTCACCGAAAGATGCCCGTGAAACTGCACAAGTTCGTAACCCAACTTGTAAGATAGTTGGAGTGAACGCAAAGTTCAACTGATTAAAGTTACTCACCTTCAAAGTGTTCTAGTAGTATGAGCACTCAACCAATGAAACAAACTTTTACCGTTAAGTTTTGGTCTGAATCTCTTGATTCTCCAGAATACATTGGACCTTTTTACTCTGAAGATGATGCCCAAGATTATTGCGATGCCCGCAACAGTTCTTTATCACTGAGAGGTATTCCTTCCTGGGTTGCAAACTACTCTATCGTTGACTGATTATGCTGTTCCAAGTTACTGAAATCGAGTTTGATTTCACCACTGATGATGGTGAGTATGAACTTCAACCATCCAAACAAGAACAAATCATTGATGAAACAATCGGTCAAATCTGGGAAGCAGATGATGAGGATGATCTAGTTGAAGAGATCACATGTGCAACAGGTTGGTGCATCAAATCCCTTGATTATCGTCACATTCTGAAATGAGAATTGCTTTTCTGATTGCTACTCTTGCTCTCGGTCTTCGTTTAGCATCTGCTGCTCACGCTACAGCAAATGAGTATCAAGAACAGCAGGCAGATCGCTTCTGCCAAATCAACCCTAACTACTGCAACGCAAAATGACTAAACTCTCTCAAGAACAATACGATCAACTTCTTTCTAACTATGCTTCTCGTATTGTAGGAGGAATGGACATTGACAGTTTGGTAGAGTTTGCTGTTGAACAGATTGAACTTAATCTCCGCAATTCTTTCTCTCTTGATGAAGAACTGATTGAAGAGATTGGTCGCTTTTATGATGAAAGTGATGTTGCTTCTATGATTGAAGATGTGGGCGCAAATCCTGCCGACTTTGATGTAAAAAACTGGTTGGATGAAGAATGAGTCGCTCCAAAACTCTCACATTCAAACCACCTTGCAAAGTGAAAACAATTCTCCTGATTTTCACCGTTGCGTTTCTACTTTCACCAGCAGTTCGCAACGTAACATCTAACACATTACACACTGTTGCTGATATTATTTCACCTCAATGATTGAAACTGATTTCTTCATTCTCACCTCTGAACAGTATCACCAAACTCTTCAAGATGCTGCAATCAAAGGTGTATCTGTAGATTACTATTTGCTGGAGTTCACAGATGTTTTTGGTACAGATGTTGTGTATAATGGAAGTGTTTAGTTACGGGATACATTACTACTGCAGGACCACTTACAAGGTATCAAAAAGCAAGAGGCATTGATGTAAGTTTAAGAGAGAAAGTTTCAATGAATTAAAGTTACTCACCTTCAAAGTGTCCTAGTAGTATGACACATTACAATCCCTACGTTCAGAACCTCATTGAAATGGGTTACGATGAGCAAGACTGCCGCAATGTTGCTGCAGTTGGTGAAACAAACGTAACCTATCCGCGTACCATTCACGGTCGCACATTTGCTACCGAAACTGAATACAAAGAAGCACTCGCTGACTTTATCAACGGAATGTGATTTTCCAAGATATTAAAGTCACAAACTCAAACCACAATTCTTAACACAAATGCCTGTCACTCTCACCAACAACTATAAAGAAATCTTCAACGAAGAAATTGTCAATAAGATTGATGAGTTTCTGGAAGAAAACTATGCTCTGGAGGATATTCTAGAGTTCATTGATGCAAACTCTGAGGAGGATTTTCTTAACTATTACGAAGAATATGTGACGCAAGGTGAGAATCTTGGTTATGATGTAGTTGATGCTTTCGTTGAAGAGTTTGGTCTTTCTGATGTAGAGAACGCAGAGAACGCATACGTTGGAGAGTATCGTTCAGAAGCAGAGTTTGCAGAGGAATATACATCTGAAAAGTACAATATTCCTTCATTTGTTGTCGTTGACTGGCAAGAAACTTTTGAGTGTAATCTACGTCACGACTTCACATTTGTGAATGGTTATGTGTTTCGAACTTACTACTGATTAAAGTTACTCACCTTCAAAGTGTCCTAGTAGTATGAACGCACACGACCTCTTCGACAGCATTGCTCTCACTGAGCAACTTGCACTTGAAAACTATCAACAACGCAATGGAGTTGTTGATTATCTCCTCGATGGAGTTTGTAATCACTACTTTCCAAAGTATGATTGGAATGGTAAGCGTGACGGTGAGATTTGCCTCACGTGTAAAGTTTCCAAGACTGTAAAAGGACAACTCCGTTATACTTTCCAGATTGACGGTAAGCGTATCGCAGAGAAAAACATCTGGTCGAAGTTTAACTCTCTCGGTGCATTTCGTATCTGATTCTTCTCACAAACTGTAACACAAATGATGAAAGTTTATGCTGTAATTGGTGGATGGGATTATGAAGGTGAAGACTTCAATTCTCTGAAACTGTTTGATTGCAAATCCACTGCAGATGCTTATACGATCTATCTGCAAGAGAATGAAGGTTATGATTACTTCAAGATGGAAGTTCGTGAGGTGTGTATGGAATCTAACCTCTGTCCTGCCTGAATTAAAGTTACTCACCTTCAAAGTGTCCTAGTAGTATCACCACTTACCCCAAACCACAATGCGTAAGATCGAAGCACAAATGAACCGCGCAATCTCCCAAGAGATTGATTGGAAAAAAGACAACACTCAAGTCATTAACATTGAAGGTGTAAGTTTCGTCTATCTGTATAACAATCTGATTGCAATGGTAGGTGATACTTGGTTGGAATTGTTTGATGGAGGTTATCAATCAGTAACCACCAAATCGCGTCTCAATGCTATTCTCTCTGAACACGGCAATAGAGAACACATTTATCAAAAGAATTTCAACTGGTTTGTGTCTACTAAGTATGGCGACATTCCTTTCAACAATGGTATCAAACTCAACTGAACTTAAATGATAATCATGGACGCTAATCTCAAACAACAAGCAATCGTTGAAGCACTGGAGTTTTATATTCAACAACTTCACGATGTTAATGCAAATCAAGCAGCAATTGATTTATTCTCCCAAGTGCTAAAAGAAGTGAATCCAAATGATGACTGAAGAACAAATTACTGAAGAACAAATTGATGCTCTCAAAAGTCTTATTAGCACTGTAATCTTTGAACTTGAGATGTCACATTTCCTGATAGATGATCCAACTGAAAGTCACAACATTCAAAAAAAAGCAGATGATTACTTCTTACAATACCTGAACATTCTTCATAATGCCAATGTCCCTGATTCTTAAATGTCTCTCCCGCGCTGAAGAGTTAGCAAACGAAATCAATGGTGATTTGTTCTATGTACCTGAAGAAGATGTCCAACAACTCATCAGCAAACTCACCGAAGATAATCTAGAAGAGATTGCATCAGAACTCGCAGATTTAGCATACTGGTTTAACTAATTTCATACAAAGAGGAAGGGAGTTTGCCTCATCTACAATCAAAAGTGACTTCCGTAGAGTATAGATAATTCCAATAAAAAGGTGGTTGGGTGAACACGAGCGCGATTGGTAACCGCGCTCTTTTTTTATGTTTATTGATAGAACCAATAACAACCTTTCCAAGTGTATTTGTGTGGATGTTTGAGTGATTTATCACATCCACTTGCTCCACCAGTTCCTAAAACTCTCCCTGCTTCTCTTACACTTGAGAACGTATATTTGACTTGATTTGTAATCTTATCTACGCCATAGATTGCGTGACTTTTCTTTTTATTCTCTAACTTGATTATTCTGTGACCTTTAACTTTCCATCCGTGTTTGATATAACGACAAAGGTTTCCATTTGTGATATTTAATGCTTTCGCACATTCAGTTAAACTATCGTAAAACTTTTCTTCCAGAGTATCAACATTTATCGTTTTTACTTTGACACAACTATGCTTACCGTCACCTCTTATCTTAAAACCAACGCCGTTTCTTTTCATTGATTTTCTTATATTTTCAATGTGTTCTGGTGTCTTCTCAACCCCACTCATTGTAATGCTTATTCTATTTTTTAGTTCGTCACTTATTCTATACTGGCAGCCAGATCCTGAAGTTTGATTATATCCATTGATGTAAGAGTTGTATTCATTTATCCAGTAAGTTTCTCTATCGTCAAGTATATCCGCAGAGCACTCTTCTATCACCCTAATCTTAAACTTATCTTCTCCATATTTGCGTAGAGATCTGTATAGTGGAGCATCATTCATTCTCCGCGCTTCATATAGATGTTCCTTCCACTTTTTGTTCAGTTCGTGTATAGTTTGACCTATGTAATATTTGCCAGTTTCTTTATTGAAAATGGCATAGATTATTCCTTGGTTCATTGCTGATAAGACGCTCTAATAATATGTATAAATAGCACCTTTTTGATGGTGTTTTGCTATACTAACTGATGGAAAAAATAATGTAAAATAAAAGGTGTATGAGATTGTTATATTGATCGTGGTATCTTTAATAAATGTGTGATCTTGTAGTCATTTTAGACAGCATAACATAAGGAACGCAATCCGTCAACCCCCAAGGGCACAAAATCCTCACAAGACCCTCCCAGAGTCCCCCGGAACCCACATAAATACTCCCCAGGTACTTGACACCTACTCCAAGACATTATAGAATGATTCCATAACTCAAAGGAGCGTACTTATGTCGGTTGCGTATCATCAAGCACAGAAGCAGCGTTATAGGATCACTCTGGAAATGAACGTTCTAGCAGACTTCGATCCACACCAAATAGACTGGGAGAAGTTATTCGAACTTGAACCATCTGAGAAGTGTGAAGCATACGTTGAGGACCTCGATTGTCCCTCTAAGTGGTAAGAAACGCACTTTTAGTTTTGTCCCTTAATACATCAAAAACACTATAAATAAAAAGGTATTAAAGGACAAAATACCTATGAACTATTTTAGAGAAATCCTCATCGAAAAACTGGGTGGAAAGTGTGTAGAATGCGGTTGCACTGAAACATTAGAGTTCGACCATATTGACCCCCCCACAAAGTCATTCAACATTTCCACAGGGTATCACAAACCCAAGGAAGTTTTGGAGGAAGAGTTATCAAAGTGCCAACTTTTATGTAACAAATGCCACATCGAAAAGAGTAGGAAAGATGCTAGGTTTCGTCCCAAGAATTGTGCTGGCGGGAGACCGAAGAATTACACTTTTCTGGGTACGACAGAGAGAATGCGCGTACCTTATGTGAAGCAAATGAGTGCTATCTTAAATGAGTTAAATCGTATCGCAGAGTTAGGTCACGATCCGACAGACTATCTGGATGAGTTTATAGAACGTCTGCAGACAGTAGAGTAGCACTAGTGTTCGACAATTAAAGTTACTCACCTCTAAAGTGTCCTAGTAGTATGAGTAACACCTTCTACACTTCCCCTCACACTGGTAAAGTTTACCGTTGTGAAGTTAACACTGAGTGGCGTCAGAATTGGGACGCAAATGGTAATGCTTTCAAAGACTATTACAACACCTATAGTTACTTTGAGGGTGATAAGTTCGTCACCAAAACTCTCTACAATGACGACAAATCTCTGAGCACAACATTTGGTGTACTGGAGGGTGTTTATGCTCCCTGGTCTACATCTCCCCGCGACTGATAAGTAACACAAACTCCCCACACTTTTCTTCTCACAATGACACTTACTGAACTCGCTTCAATGTCTACTCTGGATCTGATGATTGCTGAGGTTCAGGGTAAGGTTAAGGTCACACGGTTAGCATCTGCGAAACCCCGTAAGTCTGATCTGGTGATGACACAAACGAAGGGAAATCGTTGACGCACAAATCGCTCCAGTGGCACCAACTTCGTTACACAAGTCTGATCATTCTTCACTCACACAAACCCACTTCAATTCTTCCCCAAATGACTACCACTCTTCAGTCCAATCCTCTTGACGTTTCCTATAACGGTTGGGAGAACTATGAGACCTGGAATGTTGCACTCTGGATCAACAATGATGAGGGTCTTTATAACATCGCAATGGAGTGCGGTTCGTATCAGGATTTCGTTGAATATATCAGCGAGTTCATGACACAAACTCCTGATGGTGTTCGGTTTGATGATCCTGCTGTAAATGTCATCCAAATCAATAGCGACGTGTTCGACTTCTAAGTTATAGCAAGTGGAATGAGTGCGCCACTATAAAGGGTTGGAAATCTCCGACCGTTAAAGACACTCAATGTTCCACACTGTTTCTTACACTTTTCTTCTTCATTATGTCCAAGTCTGTTATGCTCTCGATGCTGGCTCAAGGTAACACTGGCGATGAGATTCTGTCGATTCTGGATGCACTGACCGCTGATAATGTTTCGGAGGTTGCTGATAACGAACCGACACTGAATCCTATCGAGTTCTGATGTCGTAGACAGAGCGTTAGCGATAGTCTACTGTGCGTGCTCTGGTTGACACTGGGGCACGCATATGTTATGCTTAGGTGATGATAGTGATTCGACAGTTATTTGCGGTCGGTTTGTTATAGCGCGGCGCGGCGTTGCGTATATAAAAACCCAAACTACCCTAACCTACACTGTATGTCTTTTTCGACCTCTTTATCACTCTCATATAAAAAATTTTTCCGGTAATCAAATGCCTTATAAAGATCCGAAAAAACAAAAAGAAGCAAAAAGAAGATACTATTTAAAAAACAAATACGGTATAACTGACCCCCCAAAATTTCCCCCAATAAAAATTCCGAATAGTATAAAAGAAACTCAATACCCTGGGTATTATATTGGAGATGATGGTAAGGCATATAGAGTTCCTGGGATATATGATAGAAATTCAGAAATTAATGAGTATGGATTAATACCTCTGAATATGTTTCTGAGAGGAAATCGATTAGGAAAAAAATATCAGTATTTTTCCATCAATATCACTCTTCGGGACGAGACTGGAAAATTTCTGCATCAAAAAAGAGCATATATTCACAGATTGGTTGCAGAGGCATTTATTCCAAATCCATATAATCTTAGTGATGTAGACCATATCGATAGAAATAAACATAATAATTCTATAGATAATTTAAGATGGGTAAGCAGAGAAGAAAATATGTCTTGGAATGCAAAACCATTTTATATCACTGACACTAAGACTGGAAAAGTCTATGAGGGGGAAAATAATATTAAGTGGATTAAAGAAAATTGGGATTGGATATCATTAAGAACAAAAATGAAACAAGTTGATTTTATTAAACTATTAAATTACAGAAAAAAAGCAAATGGATTTATACTCCAAAAACTTGAAAAAGAATAGATCCCCCTATTGGAATTTCTGGAAGGTAGTCTTTGCGGGATGGTTAATACGTTATCCTGGAAAAATTTTCAGAATTATCGGAATCCCCCTCGGATTTCTCATAGTAATGATATATAATGCGGTGACTAGATAAAAAATCCGGAAAAAATTTTATGGAAAATTACGAAAAATTATATCACATATACGCAAAGGATCGGTGCATTTATCACAGCCTCCCAGAGAATAAATTCTCTGAAATCTGGGATATGTTACACAGAATGGTTGATTTGTTGGGTGCAAATATTTCAAAAGAAGATTTACAGTATGAAGAAGTTACTATTAATAAACTCATAGTACAAAACTCATCATATTGACAAATACTAAATAGGACGATAAAATTGATCTGAAGGTTAATTTAACTTATGGCAAAAGGATTTACAGTAAAAGCAACTGCACCAACAAAACCCAAAGAAGAATGGGATATTGATGCGATTAAAGAAAGAATGAGAGGGAAGAGCATTGTATTTTGTCTCCCAGGTCGTGGATGTTCTTTCATTTTTCTCAAAGCATTTGTACAACTTTGTTTTGATCTTGTTCAAAATGGAATGAGTATTCAGATTTCTCAAGACTACTCTTCGATGGTAAACTTTGCACGTTGTAAAGTTCTTGGTGCAAATGTACTTCGTGGACCAAATCAAATTCCTTGGGATGGTAAACTAAACTATGATTACCAACTTTGGATTGACTCGGACATTGTTTTTGATTCTAACAAATTCTGGCAACTCTGTGACGTAGCTCTTCCTTCTGAAGGAGATGAGCGTGAGATTGTTGCAGGTTGGTATGCAACAGAAGATGGTGTCACAACATCTGTCGCTCACTGGTTAGAAGAAGATGATTTCCGAAAGAACGGTGGTGTGATGAATCATGAAACCGTGGAATCAATCTCCAAGCGCAGAAAGCCTTTCACAGTTGACTATACTGGTTTTGGGTGGGTTATGATTAAGCACGGTGTTTTTGAACAACTTGAATATCCTTGGTTTGCTCCGAAGATGCAAGTTTTTGAATCCGGAGCTGTTCAGGATATGTGTGGAGAAGATGTATCATTCTGTCTTGATGCAAAAGAAGCAGGATTTGATATCTGGTGCGATCCTCGCATCAGAGTTGGACATGAAAAAACTCGTATTATTTGATTTGGAGGTAATTTATGGCTAAAGGTGGATCTAATAAGACTCTATTTGAACCGGGAGCACCTAAGAAAACTCGTCAAGGACGTTCTGCTCGCACATTGCTGAGTGCTACTTCTCGCAATGGTCGTAAAAAGAAATATCGAGGACAAGGTAAATAAATTTCAGAGTGCTTAAATAGAAATAAGCACTCTTTTTTTATGCTTTCAGAGAAAGAACTTCATATTCTAAATTGGATCAAAGAAGTATCAAAGATAAGACCAGAACTTAATGGTTTTGCAGTCTGTCCTTTTGCATCAAAAGCAATATTTAAGATTGTAGAGTGCTCAGTTGAAGATATTATCCCAGTCGAAGAATATCAAGTTATTATTTTTATTGTTGAGGACTACTTAGACTTAGATTCAATTCAGTTTTGGGTTGATTTTTACAATAAAAAACATGAAAAGTGGAAATTTTTTGAAGATTGTGGATTATATGACACATTTATCAATGGAATTCAAACGAATAATGGGAAATATAACCTAATTTTAGCACAACCAACTGAAAAATTACGTAAATTTCGTCAAAATTTAGCAAAAACTTCTTATTATGAGATGTGGGATGATGATTATCTCAAAAAAATTCTTGAAGATGACTATGATATGGTAAAAACGGGATAGCAACCCCGTAAAAAGTTCTGATTTATTAAAATCAGGAGCTAAAAATGGAACAAAAAATGCTAAGAGAGATTTTTAATGATGATTTAACACCAAAAAAACATAACTTTGAGGTTCAAAATGAAATTCACGAGAAAATTAGAAATGACGATGACTACGATGATTGGGAATATGGAACAGAACCTCTTTATGAAGTCAAAAAACCATAATAAATAATATAGATTTATTAATTTCTATGCCTTTAGAACGGGTAAGCAAAGGTTTCAAAGACATTAGTATGACTTTTCAGTCTAATCCCATAAATTATGACCTTATTGGGATTAAAAATGAAACTGCAATTGCTCGTTCTATTCGCAATTTAGTATATACATATCCAGGTGAAAGATTTTTTAATGAAAACTTAGGATCAAAAGTAAGTCGTTCTCTTTTTGAGAATGTTGACGAACTTTCTGCATCAGTCATTAAAGATGAAATTACATTTACTATCGAAAACTATGAACCAAGAGTAGATTTAATCGATGTAATTGTAGACCCCGATTATGATAACTATGGATTCAATGTCACAGTAAATTATTATATTATTGGTATTGATGTTCTCCCCCAACAATTATCATTTGCACTTCAGCCAACACGATAATGGCATTAGTTAATTTTACAAGTTTAGATTTCGATCAAATAAAAACATCAATTCGTGATTACTTAAGAGCGAATTCAAATTTTACTGATTATGATTTTGAAGGATCTAATCTTTCTACTTTGATTGATGTTTTAGCATACAATACTTATATTTCCTCATATAATGCTAATATGATTAGCAATGAGGTTTTTATTGATAGTGCAACATTAAGAGAAAATGTAGTTTCATTAGCGAGAAATATTGGATATGTTCCACATTCTCGTTCAGCGTCAAAAGCAAATATTTCATTTTTTGTCGATACTACTTCATTTTCAACAAATCCGATTACTTTGACGCTGAAAAATGGTGTAGTTTGTACAACTAATCTAAGATTTGGAAATCAGAGTTTTTCTTTTATAATACCACAAGATATAACTGTTCCTGTTGTAAATGGGATTGCTTTATTTGAAAATATAGACATTTATGAAGGAACTTTTATAGTAAATAACTTTACAGTAGATTTGAGCAATCCAAACCAAAGATTTATTTTGAATAATGCAAATATTGACGTAGATTCGATCAAGGTTTTTGTTAGAGATACTGAATCCAGCACAATTAGAAGCACTTATAATATATCAAAAAATCTTTTTGATATAAATTCAGAATCCAAAATATTTTTTATACAAGAAATAGAGGATCAAAGATATGAACTAATTTTTGGAGATGGTGTGTTTGGTAAAAAGTTAGAAAATTTAAACTATATTGAGATTTCTTATAATGTAACAAGTGGATCTTCCGCAAATGGAGTTTCATCTTTTAATTTTAATGGACGAATCGTAGATAATAATAATAGAGTAGTAACTAATGGTATTTCTTTAATAACTGCAAATTCATCATCTCAAAGTGGTAGAGAAATTGAATCTGTAGAATCAATCAAAAAATATGCTCCAAGAAAATATTCAACGCAAAATCGTGCAGTAACAGCAACAGATTATGAAACTATAATACCAACGATTTATCCTGAGACGGAATCAATATCAGTTTTTGGTGGAGAGGATCTAAGTCCACCAAAATATGGAAGGGTCTTTATCAGTATAAAACCAATAAATGGACCTTTTGTGTCAAGTCAGGTTAAAGATAATATAGAATTTTCTCTAAGAAAATATGCTGTTGCAGGTATAGTGCCAGAAATAATTGACTTAAAATACTTGTATATTGAAACCGATACTACTGCGTATTATAACTCAAATTTAACTCCAGATTCAAATTATCTTAAGGATATAATATTCGATAATATTAAAAAATATGCTGATTCAAAGGAGTTAAACAAATACGGTGCAAGATTTAAATATAGCAAATATTTAACAGTTATAGATGATTCGAATTCAGCAGTAACCTCTAATATTACAAAAATTTTAATGCGTAGGGATTTGGGAGTAGAGTCAAATAAATTTGCGGATTATGAAATTTGTTATGGAAATCAGTTTCATATTAAAAACACAAATGGATATAATATTAAATCTTCTGGATTCAAAATTGCGGGTATCAATGATGTTCTCTATATGTCAGATATTCCAGATTCTGATGGATTAACTGGTAGTATATTTTTCTTCAAATTGCAGTCATCAACACAACCTGTTATCGTAAAAAGAAATGTTGGAAAAATTGATTATGTGAAAGGCGAAATACGATTATTCCCAGTAAATATAACGACTACATCAAAAACATCTTTCAATCGATCAATTATTCAAATTTCTACTATACCAAAGTCAAACGATGTGATAGGATTGCAGGATTTGTATTTGCAACTAGATATTAATAATAGTGTGTTAAATATGTTATCTGATGAAATTTCTTCCGGTTCAGATATATCTGGATCGACGTACAAAGTTACATCAAGTTACACTAATGGAGACCTAGTAAGAATATAAAAATATGACAGAATCTAGAATCAAAATCAGTTCAATAGTTGAAAATCAATTACCTCAGTATGTTAGAGAAGAATTTCCTCTCGCATCAGAGTTTTTATCTCAATATTATACTTCCCTAGAAAATAAAGGAGGTATAAATGATATACTTCAAAATATCGATCAATACATAAAAGTCGATAACTTAACAAATTTAATTGAGGCTACAACTTTAAGTTCTGACGTAAATTTTTTTGATTCTATAATTAATGTTGATTCTACAATAGGATTTCCCGACTCATATGGTCTTCTTTTAATTGATTCTGAAATAATTACATATACTTCTAAAACTTCAAATACTTTTGAAGGATGTATTCGTGGATTTAGTGGTATTACTTCATATGGAATAAATGAAGAGTTAACATTTAATGAAAGTCGAGCAGAAAGACATACTTTTGGTGCAAATGTCACTAACTTAAGTATTCTTTTCTTAAAAGAATTTTTAAATAAAGTTAAAAAACAGTTTACACCTGGATTTGAAAATAGACCTTTATATTCAGATATTAATGAAAATTTGTTTATTAAACAGTCAATAGATTTTTATTCATCAAAAGGAACTGTAAACTCCTTTAAAATTTTATTTGGTGCATTATATGGTGAAGAAGTAGAAGTTATTCGTCCTAGAGATTATCTAATTCAACCATCAGATGCACAATATAGAATTACCTCAGATTTAGTTGTTGAAGCAGTAGAAGGAGATCCGCGAGAACTTGTTAATTTCACTTTATATCAAGATAAAAATGATTTTATTAATTCTGCACAGGGAACTATTACGAAAGTTGAAAAAATTAGACGTGGTGATAAAGATTACTATGTCATCAGTTTAGATTCTGATTATGATAGAGATATTGAACCTACAGGCAGTATCTATGGAAAATTTACAATTCATCCAAAAACAAAACTAGTTTCATCCGCAGTAATAGGATCAAACACTTTAGATGTAGATTCTACTGTTTCCTTTCCAACCAAAAATGGAAATCTGATTATTGATTTGGAAAATGGTACTTCTTTAAGTGTCACGTATACTTCTAAAACATTAAATCAATTTCTAGGTTGTTCCGGAATTACTCAAGATATTCCCGAGTCTACTGAAATAAAAACTGATTTTTATGCTTCATCAAAGGATAAAAGTATAAAAGTCCGTATTTTAGGAGTTGTATCAGATTTAACGATACCAGAAGGAACTCGTTTTTATTCTAAAGGTGACTCAATAAAAATTAAAACTTTAGGAATAAATCTTAAAGATGAAAAATCAAATAACTGGTTTTTTAATATACCATTAAAATATGATGTTGAATCAATTCAACTTCTTGATACTTCAGATCAATCTTATACGATCAATATATTTGATGATAGTTATATAAGAGTTGGCGACTCCGTAACACTTATATCATCTACTGATGTTAAAAAGACAGGTACTGTAACGTCATTTAATAACAAAAAATCTTTTAATGTTCAGTTCGGAAGTAACCAATTCGAACCGAATGAGAGTCTTGACCTTGGTTTAAATTACATAATAAAGAAAAATCTATCAAAAGTTTTTTCGGAAAATTATCAAGAAGTTAATCAATATACATCTAATGTTCAGAATGTTTATATTGATGAGGATAATTCTTTATATGTTTGCTCTCCATCTCTCCCAACTTACATTAATTCTATAAAAGATCCATTTAAAGTTAATGATCGATCCATGTCTTTTAGTGGATTTTTTAGTGGAACTACTTTAGAAATTGGTAGACATGGTTTTTATACTGGAGATTCTATAGTTTATAAACCATCAACAAATAACACTTTAGGAATTTCAACAGGTGTTTATTTTGTAAAGGTTGTAAGCGAGACAGAAATAAAACTAGCAAGAAGTAGGAATAATATTTTTACCGAAAATTATGTTGAGGTAAATGGCACAGTAACAGATGCCAAGTTTGAGTTGGCAGATTTTACGTATATGGATTTAAGTACGCAAAGTTTAGAATCTCAAAAATTAATTAGAAAAATTTCAACTCCAGAAATTGACAATAAAATATACGAAACTGAACCAGGATTAACTGGTATTTTTATTAATGGTGTGGAACTATTAAATTATAAATCAAAGGATAATATTTATTATGGTCCTATTGAAAAAGTTATACCAACTTCGGGTGGTTCCGATTATGATATAATTAACCCTCCAATATTAGAAATTATTGATCCGGTTGGATTTGGTGCAAATGCTATTTGTTCTGTACTTGGTGGTCTTAAAAGGATTGATATTATTGATCCTGGATTTGATTATTTGGAAGAACCAAAGATTTTAATATCTGGTGGTAATGGTTTTGGAGCATCTGCAAAAGCAAACCTGATTAGTTTTGATCATGAAGTTTCATTTAACTCCCAATCTTCAGCGCAACTAGTTAAATTAAATCCAGTAAATAGTATTTCTTTTTCAGACTATCATAAATTTAGAGATGCTGAAGAAGTAGTTTATATTACTAATGGTCAGGGTGCTATAAGTGGTTTAACTACAAATTCATCTTATTTTGTGTCCGTTCAAGATGGATACACTGTAAAATTGCACAAATCTTTTACAGATGCGGTTGTAGGAATCAATACAATTGAGTTGTTATCTTATGGTGTAGGAAATCATCTTTTTAAATCAAGAAATAAAAAGAAAAAAATAGGATCCATTTCCATAGAAAATGCTGGAAACAATTATCAAAATAAATTTAGATCGACGGGTGTAAGTGGAATCAACACCGCAACGAATATAATTACTATTTTAGATCATGGGTATTCGAGTGGAGAAATAATTGAATATAATGCATCACAGACACCGATTAGTGGCTTGTCCTCATCAACGCTATATTATCTAACTAAAGTAAATGATAATCAGTTTAAGTTATCTTCTATAGGAGTTGGATCTCTTGGCATCACAACATCATTTTATTATGATACAAAACAATATGTTAATCTCATTTCAAGTGGAGTAGGAACTCATAGTTTTAATTATCCACAAATTAAAGTTTCTGTTGAAGGTAGAATTGGAGTTTCAACTTTAACAAACCAAGATTTTAATGCAGTAGTACAACCAATTTTTAGGGGAGAAATTGAATCAGTATTTGTGGAAAACGGAGGATCTAGATATGGATCTGAAGAAATCATTAACTATAATAGACAACCTATATTTGAATTAAATTCTGGTTCAGGAATTCAAGTTACTCCTGTCGTATCAAATGGTCAAATAATTGATATATTGATCAATAGTCCAGGAAGTGGATACAAATCAGTTCCCAATCTCGAAATAATCGGTGATGGAAGAGGTGCAGTTTTAACGCCAGTTATTTTAAATGGATCACTCTCGAAAATTAATGTAATTTATGGTGGAAGTGGTTATAATCAAACTAATACATCAATTAATGTTACACCATCTGGTTCAGGAGCTAAATTTGAATCGCGGATAAAAACATGGAAAATTAATTTAGTCCAAAGATTACTAAAAACTTCTAAAGTTTTTGATGATGATGGTATATTGTCTACCGGATTAAATGATGGGTATGGATTGCAATATACCCATGCGTATGCACCAAGACAGCTTAGAATAGCAGTCCAAGCAACTAGTTTTATGGATGGAAATGAGACTTACGTTCAAGACCTTCAACTAAATGACGCTAGTGAAGAAATAGAATCTACATCACATTCTCCAATTATTGGGTGGGCATACGATGGTAATCCAATTTATGGACCATATGGATATTCATCCAGCAGCGGAGGAGTTATAAAATCTATAACTTCTGGATATAAAAAAAATATAAATCCAAGTAGACCGGGAGGATTAAGTGAATCAATTTATCCTCATGGATTTTTTATTGAAGACTATCAGTATACTGGCGATGGAGATTTAGATGAGCATAATGGAAGATTTGGAGTTACCCCAGAATATCCGAATGGAGTTTATGCGTATTTTACAACTATTGATAGTAAACAAGATTCTGGTGTATTCGGCAAGTACAGAATACCATCTTTCCCTTATGTAATAGGATCATCTTACAAATCAAAACCAATTGATTTTAATTTTGATTCTACATCAAACCAGGACAGTATCGATATCAACACAACTGGATGGAAAAGAAATACGACTCCATATGGATTTTTAAATAAAAAAACGTCATATGATTATCTTTTTAATCCAAATTCTATTGTCCAACAAAATTCTAGCGTAAAAAATATACTAACTGGTTCCATAGATTCAGTAGAGATTATTGATGGTGGACAAAATTATGAAGTGGGAGATTCTTTAGTATTTAATACTAAATCTAATGTATTTTCTTCAGCAAAAGGAAAAGTATCTCTGGTAAAAGGAAAATCAATAACCAATATCAGTGTCGCAACATCTTCATACGAAGATACGATTTTATATCCAAATGGAAATGAGTTTATAGGATTTACAACTGTTTATCATGATTTTCTAAATAACGATCCAATTATTTTTACAGGAAAATATGATTTTAGAATGACTGGTAACATAAAAGTAAATAATAATAATTTAGTTTTGACTTCTGGTGTTGGATCTGCGCATTATACTGGCATTGTCACTTACTTTAATGTTTCTGGAAATTTAGATTATCCAAATATAAGAGAAAATGATATATATCAAATTGATAAAGAACAGGTAAAAGTTTTAACTATAGATTCCAAATCATCAAGAATTCAAGTTATTCGTAATCAAAATAATACAACAGGAATAATATCTTATTCTTCTGGTAGCATTTTAACAGAAAAAACAAAAAGATTTTTAGTAAATTTTGGAATTTCTACTTCATATAACTTTAATATTGACCGAGAACTTTATTTCAATCCAATAGAATCTGTGGGTTTAGGTTCCATTTCTGGTGTAGGAATAGTAAGTACTCTTTATTTTTCAAATCCAGGAACAGGCGTTACCCAAACTACAATTCCAACTCAAACAATTTACTTACCAAACCATGATTTGAGTACTGGAGATTCTTTAATCTACTCTTCAAATAGTGGAACATCAATTTCTATTTCGACCGATGGAATAACGAGTTTCCAACTAACTGACAAATCAATAGTATATGTTGCAAAAATTACTGATGATTTAATTGGCATTTCTACCATTAAAGTTGGTTTGGGATCAACAGGAACTTTTGTTGGTATTGGATCTACTGCAAGTGGAATATTGTATTTTACTTCAGTAGGAACTGGAAACACTCATAGTTTCAAAACCAATTATGAAAATTCTTTAATAGGAACAATCAGTAAAAATGTAGTAACAGTATCAACTGCAGAAACTCATGGGCTTTCTTTGGGTGATAGTGTAGTTATTAATTCAAATGTTGGGATTAATACAGTTTTTTCGGTTAAATATGATGATTATAATAGAAGATTATTAATCAATCCAAGATCATTTTCTTCAATTAATACTTTAAATAATACTATAG